GAGCTGCTAGGCATTAACACAGGCTTTATAGAGCTTAATAACACCCTTTGTGGATGGGTAGACCCTGATTTTGTTATCATAGCTGCTAGACCTGGAATGGGTAAGACTGCCTTTATGCTTTCTAGTATCTACCACATAGCAATCCAAGGAGGCATCCCTACGGCCATTTTTAGCCTCGAAATGAGCTCCAATCAGTTAGTTGAAAGGTTAGAGTCAATTAGCTCAGAACTGCCCTTAAAACGTCTTAGAATGAATTTACTGACCGATAACGAAAAAGTTCACTTAATGCGAACTGACGACAAGATACTTACTTCCCCCATCTACATAGAGGATATGGGCGGTATTAGTGTAACCCAGCTACGAGCCAAAGCAACTATTCTTAAACAGAAGTATGGCATAAAGATTATCTTTATCGATTACCTTCAACTTATGAGTGGTACTGGCAAGTCAAACCAAAACCGAGAGCAAGAGGTATCCTACATTAGTAGGAGCCTAAAAGCACTTGCCAAAGAGTTGGAAGTACCTATTATCGCCCTATCCCAATTATCTAGAAGAGTAGAAGAACGAGGAGATAAGATGCCTCAGTTATCTGACCTTAGAGAATCAGGATCAATAGAACAAGATGCTGATGCTGTGATTATGCTAATGCGACCAGGTTACTACGAACAAACTGAATCAGTAGAGATTGGTGGTAGAGAATATGCACCTAATGATTTAGTAGTTTGTAAGGTGGAGAAAAATAGACATGGAGCTACAAAAAACCTAGCATTAAGATTTTTACCTGAAACAATGACCTTCCAAGATTATGTCCAAGGGCTATAGAAATAGACGAAAGTTTGAGATAGAAGCTGCTAAGGCTATAGATGGTACTTACCAAGCCATTAGACTATTCGCTAAGAGCACTAAGGTTTTAGTAATACATCAAACCGAAGCTTTAAAGAAGGGTTATTTTTTGCTAGAGTATGAGAACGATGGTCAGCCTAGTGGCATATCAGATGAAAGAGTAGAGTTTTTTGCTTTTAACTTAGACCTAAGAGATAGAATAGTTTTTATACGAGCAGAGTTTTTAAGAGTAAAGGCTAGAAGATATTGGAGAATAGGTGAGATAAAAGTAAAGGATAAAATAAAATATGTCAAGATGCCAACTGATGAACTTATTCGCTGGTATTAATGTATATTAATAATATATTGTAATTTTGGTAATGGCATACCAATCAGCAAGTGAATTAACAAAGATGATGTTAGAGTTCTTAAAGGATGGTGGTAACGAAGTATGGAGGAATAATAACCTTGCAGTTAGAGGCAGAGCATTCATAGGAAGGAAAGGAGTTCCTGACATCATTGGTTATAGTAAGAAGTATGGTCACTTTGTTTGCTGCGAGATTAAAGCTATCGGTGATAGACTTTCTTCGGATCAAATGGTGTTTTTAGAGCAGTTAGCTATGGCAGGAGGAACTGCAATGTTATGTCAGCAGATTAGAGATGAATCAATAATAGTTAAAATATATAATCAAGATGGCGAAAGTCAAGACTGGGAGTTCATCAAAAGTGAGCTTCGGCTCAAGGAAACGAGGTAGAGCAAAGAAATCATTTAATAAACATAGTCCTAGGCCAAAGGCTTACATAGGTCAAGGTCGTTAAAACAAAGTAAAATGGAAAAAGTAGAATTAGAAAATAAGATAGAGAAAGCACCTAAGACAGTTAAGAAAGCAAAGGATGAGTTTACGAAAGAAACCTATGATTTTTTGCATCAGGTGTTGGTAGATTTTGCAATAGATACAAAGCATAGACCTCAACTTAAAGTAATCTTACAGAACGCAAAGGCAGAACCAAAGAATAACAGTAGTATTTAATAACCAAAAATATATAACATGGCAGCAGGTAAAGAAAAGATTTTCCTAGGAAGGTCACAAACAATGAAAACGGCATTTGGGGAGTTTAAGAAAGTATCATTCGGCCCAGATGATTTAAAGAAGATGAATGATTTTGCAGCAACTAATAATGGTTGGGCTAATATCCTTATTAAAGAAAAGAAAGGTTCTACACCAGGTGAAGCAGGTTTCTATATAGAGCTTGACACTTGGGTTAAAGATGGCCAACCAGCTAAAAATTTACCATTTTAATTAATGATTATGAAAACAAATTACAAAGATGTAGTGGTTAATTTACTAATTTTGCTCGTAGGGGTTTATCTACCATTTGCATTTATTGTAAATGAGTTTAATCCTTTAGCTTGGAATTGGTTTAGTAGATCATTATATGTACTTACTTTAGTAGGTTTAATTACTTACGCTATAAAGGAGTATAAACAAAAATAGTTTTGTGTGTTTTTTTGAAATAAAGGTAAGCTCTGTCGTTTCTACGATGGAGCTTTTTTATTAAAAACCCCCCAGATTTTACCTGAGGGGAAACCAAAACACCACCAACTATGAGAGAGCTTCTTATGTTTGCCTATTTGTTTTATCGTAGAATCTAGTTAACACCGTTCCGTATAAAGCCTCTTGATATCTCTTAATAAAAGAGTCTGAGCTCTCATCTATGTAGAAGTAGTCCTGTGATTGCATATACACATAGCACTTATCTTTATCCTCTTCATCATCTGTAACGGATTCAACCAAATGGATATTTATCCAAGCTTCTGATGGCTCTGTGCCATCACCATACTCGTAGCTATCATCTTCCGTTAATTGAGTTATTTGAAGTAACATTTAATATGCTATGTTTAATTATTGTTAACCTAAGCTTTTGAACTATTAAATTCAATCTTACTTCCAACTCATCCCTTTTTTTCATCAACTCATCGATTTCTAGTTCCGCTTTGGTCTTCATACAAATTTACGCTTTAATTATTATAGAAATAAAAAGTGCACACATCATTGATTATCAATGAAATATACACTTATGTTATAACGGATTTAACCTACTTTTTGCTTGGAAGCCTTACTATCTTGCTTCCTAATGGCATGGGTACAAATATAGCAATTCTACCGCCATCTAAAACAACTCCACAACCCAATGTTGGTCGTTTGGGGAAAGGTCGTGAATACTCCATTGCGTAGGCATTAATATCTATGCCACAACCCACATTCATACCGAATATCATATCCTTATCACTTGAGGAGTACAAAACTCCCCCAAAGGAGTGAATATGACCTATTACAGTTGATTGTCTTGCATCTCTTGCTCTATTGATTGCACCTGCTTGTCCTGATGATCCTGTACCATGGGTATATAGAACACCGTCTATTTCCCATTCTAAGCTCCATTTCCAGCCTCTAGGAGCTTCCCAAGCATCTTCATAGGACTTAATGAATCTCTCTGGTAATCCGTTCGCTAATGCCTTTCTTTTGTGTAGGGCACTATGGTTACCTATACATACTTTTACATTAGGGAAACGCTTGTACCAAATGTTTAATTGTTGCATAGCCATAATAGCCTCCTTAGAAGCAGACTCCCCATTAGGGTTATGCTCATGAAAGCTAATCGCATGATTGTCCACTTCATCTCCTATGTGGACTATTTCGGTACATTGAAACTTGTTAAATACCTCATAACAAAAGTCGAGGTACTTAGGATGGCAGAAAGGAAAATGGGTATCGCCTATGACACCCACATTTTTGGTTTTGCTCATATTGGTTGTTTTGGTTAGTAAGTCGAGTAAGTAGTCTTGCCGTTTACTTTGGATGCTCTCAAAGTTTGCTTTCTATTGTCTTTACCTCTGTATCCCACATGAACCCAATCAGGCTTCTCTTTATTACCGAACTCCCAAATTAATTGGTCGTAGTCAAGATTGTCCTTTATGTAATTAAATATTTCTGTATTGCTTACCTCTCCACCATGTCCATCCATATCTATATCTGCCGCACGGCCCTTGCAATGATCTGAATTTAAACTGCCTCCAATGAAATGGTTAAGGTCAGCACTTCTGTATCCACTAGAAATATTAATAGGGCCAAACTTTGCTCTAATAGGTTCTAGTACCTTCTCGCATAAAGTCTTTATGTTTTCTAAATGCTCAGGTGTTGGGTTATTACTAACTCCTTCACGCTTTGCTGACTCACTCCTGGTGAACTCGCATAAGTCAAAATGTGCTGATAACTTCATAACTATTTTTTAAATACTTTCTCTACTGTTGTTAAGCCTAAACAACCAAACGCTAACAAAGCTACTGATTCTACAAGTATTGTCGAAGGAGCAGTATGTTCATCACTAAAACTATTGTGGTACATAGTAACGCATAATGATATTACACATAGTAAACCACATAATCTTTTCATGCTTAATCTTCCGTTATCTTCCGTAAAAAACTGTTTCATATTAATTTCCTGTTGTATCTACTTTAGTCTTACCCCAAAAGCTTTTCTTCTCTTTTATCTGAATAGTATCATGAATGTAAATAGTATCTATTTTTATCTTCATTGCACTTATGTCATTTTTAAGTTGCTTATTCTCATTAGATAACTGAGCTATCTTGTTAGTAGTAGTTATTATTAGCTTGTCTTTAGTCTTATCTGCTTTTATTTGAACCTTTTTATTATGTTCTAGTGTCTTACTAAAATCACTCATTAACTGCTTAAACTCTCTGTCATCTTTAGTTAATTTAGGTTCTTTAACTCCTTCTACTTTAACATATCCTATTAAGGTGAAGATTGACAATAATGAAAAGAATAATAATTTCATGGCTATTATTTTACAGATTTTTTAATAGCCCCTAAGTCTTGTAGCGTTTCTAGCTTTGTGCTAGTAGCACTTAAAGCAGTCTTACACTCCATTAGGGCTTGTGTTTTTAAGGAATCCTTATGCTCAAGGTTGGATAT